GTTTGTGCTTGCAATGCAAATTTCTTTTCTCTTGCTCTTCTTTTACGTTCTTCACGTCTACGTCTACGCATTCCTATTTTACCTAAAATAGCACCGCCTATCGTCATTCCTGCTGTTATTGGGTCCATATTATTCCTCCTCCATCATTTTTTTAGCTACCACAGAAGGGCTAAATGGTTTTATTTCAAAATCAGGGCTTATAGAATTTAACCAAAACATACCATTAAAACTAGGCGATATTGCGTTTGCTGCTTCACGTTTTGCTTTTGTAAAAGGATCTATACTTAAATCGTTTTTTGTTCCTTCTAATTCTTGCATTTTTTCTTCAAACTCAGGACTTCCAGGAGTCATATACAACTCACCAGGTTGTCCAGTTCCTCTAAGATTAGGGTCTTGTTTTCCTTCAAACATAATATCATCTCTAAATGCTGCATCAACTGAATCTTGTTGAGCTTGCATTTCAGCTGCAAAATCTGGATCTGGTTTATCTGGAGCGCCTAATACTTCATTTTCTCCTGCTATTTGAGCAGCACTTTTTTTCTTATCTTGAGCCATCGTGTATCTCCTTTAATTGCTCTATTGCCTTTATAAAATCTTTTACCCTTACTGGTGTTTGTTCTATCCAACTAGAAGGTTCTTTATCTGGTGGATTTTTGTATAACACTTCTTGTATTGCATCATCATAATCCCTATGACATAATAATTTCCAAGTTTTAGGAAACTTTCTAGACCAACTTGTACCTAATTGATAATTAACAGACACTAATGCAATTACAATGTCATCATTATCTGTGCATAATATACTTGCTTGTTTTTTTGCAGCAGTTAATGCGGTGTCTATATCAGCCATAAACCATTCATCTATAACTTTTTTTGGTACTAAAGATTTAACAGGATATTTTTCTTGCTCTTCTTTAGTTAACAAATGTCCAATACCACAAGTAGGTTTGCCTAATATATCTAAATAAACACTTTGTTTGTAACCTTCACGTTCTTCTAAGTGTTGTAATAACTTATCTATAAAAGAATCTTTCTTTTTAAAAAATCCTAACATTATTTATTTTCCTCACTTCCTCTAAAATATTGACCTATTAAAGATACTCCTTTAGCTATACCAGCTCCCATTCTAGCACCGAAGCCTGGACCATAACTAAAATAAGACTCAACATTTGTTGGCGTTTTTGTTTCTTTGTCATCAGTAACAACAATTTGACCTTGTTCATTTACGCCTTGTTTAGTTACATTGACTCCTTCTAAGAACATGCTTACTAAAGCATTCTTATCCATATCATCATTTTCAAATTGTGTTTGCAATGATTTAAATGCTTTTTTACCGTCATCGCTTTTACGCCATTCTTTTTTAGATTTACCTGTACCTAAATATGCATGACGTGCTTGTCTTCTAGCTTTAAATTTACTCCTCATATCTTTAACACCATCACGCATGCCTGCTACGCCTTCTCCAATTTGATATCCCATTGTAGCGCCTTCTGCCATTGCGGTAATATTATCTATGCTACGAATAGTTTTACTATCTTCTATACGTTTTTGCATTTTTCTTTCTTCGGCAGCAGTTTCTGTATCAAACTGTGCCAGTACTACATCTGCTCTACTTGCCATTATGCTTTCTCCAATTCAGTTTTAAACCACTCTGATTCTAATTTATAATATATGTACGTTTTACCGTCAGCTTCTTTTACTAATTTTTTATCTCCAGTAACACCATCTATATTTCTAGGTTTTTCTGTTACTAATTCTGTTTGCGTTGTTGCTTTATTATCTAAATCATTTATTTTAGTTGCAGGTGTTTGTAACGCACCAGCTCCAGAATCTCTATTTTTTCCGCTATATGACTCTGAATATAAATCACTACTAAATTTTTTCTTATCCCCTGGTAATGCTTTTGCCATTATTTAATTGTCTTTATTCTATGAACTATTTGCATATCATTTATTTCAAAATCTTGTTGATCTGTAGAACCAGTTAATTCTAAACCAAATGTTTTTACTTTTTTAAAAGCAGAAGTTATGCCCCTAACTTTAAATTTAGCAACTCTATTAGTAGTGTCATTATTTCCTGCTAATGTCCCTAAAGTAACACTACTAAATGCAGAACCGTCATTGCTTGCTGACACATCAGTAAAACCTTTTACAGTTATATCTTCACCGTTTTTATAATTTATATATACTGTAGTAATAGTTTTATCTCTGCTAGGGTCTCCAAAATCAAATGCTGGAGTTTTTAATAGTATAGCAGTATTTGATCCACTTTTTAAAGAAGGTTCTGGGTTCCAATATTTTAACTCAATATCATTACTATCTTTTTCAAACCATACTAATTTTCCATCATTAACATTAATAAAGTTAGATACATCCACAGCATTAGCTTTTAACGCACTATATGCCCATGCTAACGTCTTTAAATCAATTTCTAGTATACCACCACTAGGATTATTATTTAAGCCCCCTATCGCTGGATTTGCTATAATCAATGTTTGTTTGTCTGGTACATAACCTATTACTGCATCATTACTAAAATATTGAGTATTCCAATCTTTAAATCTTTTTTGACCAGTAGGTCCTATTAATAAATCTCTTAACTGTTCTCCGTCATATAAAAATGCACCATACTTATTAAACCAAGCTACAAACCCCTCTGCTTTAACTACATGATATTCCTTCTCACATCCTTTATATTTTAAAGTAGCTTCTAACTGCTCTTGATCTTTACTACAATTAATAATAAATAAACTATTCTTTTTAAATTGCAACAATTTATTACCAATAGATTCTAATTTAATAATAGCATCACCATCATTTATTTCTACATCTAATCTTTTATTAAAATCAAAAGTATCAAATTTATTTACTTCAGATTTTAACACAGTATCGTCTGCTGTAATTAAATTATTATCTTCGTCATAATAAGTTATATTACCTACATACGCTCTTCTATTAAGTATAGTTGATGTTTTATAGCTAGTGCCAGGTCTACCTATAGGATTAATACCTTTAGCTTCTCCAAATGGTTCTGTTGTAGGAAGTCCGTCTTGTAAATGGCCTAAAACTCTTTGAGTTGCATCTCCTCCAGCTACAAAAGATGCTTGCGTATAAAATTGTTGCGCATTAGCTGCGCTACTACCGTCATTTTGTTTAACTTCAAAACTTCCGCTAGCACTTAAAGGTTTAAATCCATCATTCCCAGCTAGTCTATATCCTTTTCTTATATCTATTTCCATAAATAAATATTTAATTCCTACTGATCCATCGTCTTCTAAAGCCCAGTATATTTTATAGCCAGTTAATCTGTCGTTATTAGGGAATCTCCCAGTTAAAGCATAATATAATTTTCTTTTTCTATCTCCAGTAATTGCACTTAATGACGGTTGAGCTATATCTCCAACATGATAAAGATTTGATTCTTGATTATCGTAAATTAAAGATACCCACATAGAGTATTTTTTACCATCAGTTATATCATATATTGTAATACCTTCAGTATCGTCAGCAGCACTAGTGCTTGGATTGCACCACATATAAAAAGCCATAGGTCCATAACCACTACTCCAATCAGAATAACTTCCACTTAAACCAGTTACAAAATTTCCTAGTCTTTCTCCTACAGTTCCGTTAGGTGTAATACTTCCATCATTTATAGTATAAGAAGCAATATTACGATTAAATAAAAACTCTGATTGAAAAGCTGGTGATGCTATAATTGGAACCAATGTTTCATGTGGATTACCATATCCATCTGGACCACCAGAACCTAATGATGAAGTAACTTTAATTGGTGCTAAAAAAGAATTTGCTACTTTAAAACCATCTACAGATTTTAATATATGCGCATTAGCATCTGCATCTCCATAATTTTTTGTATATTTTAAATATCCATACCATTTAGGTTGATTTTGTGGAGTACTAGCTACGGTATAGCTATGAGGAGAAACCCTAACATTACCATTTACAGCATAATAATTAACCTCAGAAGATGCTGTTCCGTAATCTATTTCAGAACCAGACTCATATGCACCATCTGTTTTATCAAATACTTTTATCTTATGATTAGTAACGTCATTAATTAATAAAAGTTCCGTATTAGATAAAGCTCCATCGTTTGGATCTCTGTCACTATTAAAGTGAAACAAT